TTGGGCGGAACCCCCAGCCGGTCGCCGTACTCCTCGATCATCTCGTCGAAGTTGACTTTGTCCATGATGTCTGGCTGCACCGCGGCGATATTGCCCACCAGCCCGGCGAACTCGACAATGCTTGTGGTCCCGACCATTTTCTGTGCCTGCGCCAGGACGCTGACATACTCAACCTTGAGATCCATCCCTTCAAGCTCGCTCGGCGGTTCTGGAAGCATCCCCGCCTCCTGCGCGTGCATGAAGGCGAGCTCGATAAGCGGATCCAGCAGTTCGGTCTCGATGCGTTCCAAGATCGGGGAGAGGACCATCATTTTCTCCTCATGCCGCTCAACAATCTCGCGGGCGGTCATCTGCGGCCCTGTCCGCTGCTGCAACATCTTGAATAGATCGGTGTAGAAATAGCGATTGATCTTAACCTGCATCTCGAAGATGTCCCGGCTGATATGTTCAAGGTTCAGATTCACCGCATAGAGTGGGCGGACTATCTGCTGCTCGCTATCCGCGCCGTAAGTCACGCCGCCGGGAAGGGCATTGATAACCTCGTTCTTGAACCGCGAAGGCGCCTGCATCGGCGGGTCCGCCGTCCTTGCAATTGCTTTGAGTTTGTCTTTGACTTCCGCCTGCAAGCCCTTCGAGTCGCCCAGCGCCCTCCACCCCGGCGAGCCTCTGCCGTATGACTCAACCGTTGTTCTCGCGCCCCACCGCGGCCCTAGGATCGGGAACCTCTGGAACCCGCTCACACGCAGAACGCGCCCGTCCTCCTGCCCCTCCTCCCAATAGGTTGACCGGCACGGCATGTTCTGGTTATCCTTGCGCCGCGGGTCTCTGCCGTCGTTAGGCTCAATGAGGTGATAGACCTTCACGGGCACATATAGGCGGTTTGCCTCATAGTTCTGCCGCGTGGTATTGCTCACGTTCTCTTTGCCGAACTTCTTGATGAGATTGCCGGTGGTCTGGTAAAACATCCGCCCGAATGTGTCCACCCGGCCCTGCTCATCCACCGCGAAGTAATACTCCCCGCAGGTGAACGTATGCGCCCGGATGACGTTGTCAAAGTCCTGGAATACTCCCATGCAGCCGGTGGCGAAGGTGCCCAGCTCCTCATAGTTGCCATATAGCGCATCGTACACGTTGCTTTTGGCGAAGATGGCCATAAGAACCTCGCGGACCTTGTCCAACCACACCCGCACCGGCTGAAACTCGTTAAGCTCTGGATCGGACACGCCCAGGGCGAACCAGGGCATCGCCGGGGAGGTAAGCCCCGAATGCATCCCCGCCGCCAGGGTGGCCGCGCAGACAGAGGGCTCACCGTCTACCAGGACCTTATGGTTTAGGGTGACATCTTGATTCGGCGGCGCATCGAACAGCCCGCGCGTGGGGAGGATGTACTTCTGCAAATCCTTCCAAACCGGCTCCCAGTTCTGCCGATCATTGATGAGGTCTTTGAACCGCTGTTCGAGCGGCGCGCGATCAAGCTCCACGGTATCACCCCCTTCTACTGCCCAAGCAGAGACTTGGCCGCAGTCAGGCCGGGCATGGCCGTTGGCGCCTTGGACGTATCGCCGAGACCGCCCGTTCTCATTGTGCTGAGAATCCCCCTGCGTCTCACGGCCCTCCTCAGCGCCTCACGTGACGCCTCGCTGGCAGGCTTGGTGTCCTTCGTAGACGTAGGGGCAATAGTTGGAGTCTGAGGCTTAGGAGCTAATGCTTTGCTCACTACCCCGCCGGCAACAGCGCCCAGAATCGGCCCTAGTACTGCACCGCCCATACTGTCATCCCCTCTCAAGTGGGTTAAACTCGTGCTTGACCTGCCCGCCCTTTGACCCGGCCAGGCCCTTGGCTTGCACAGGGTGAGCGAAGGATAAGGCCAGGGCATCGGCGCGGTTAGGGGAAAGAAGGCCACGCTTTTTCATGGTCTCTTTGGGCTCAAGCTGGATCTTGTCATCAAGGCGCGAATGGACCTCGGGGCCAATCAGGTCGTTATAAAGCACCTGATCCCGTGGTATGGCGCCGCCCTGCTTGAGCCACTGCTTCATAAGCCCCCACATCTCTGCCCGCTTGTTGGCATAAGCCGGGTTGGTGGCCGCCTCCGAGAACCAGACCAGGGTCCAGTTGCGCCCCATGGTCTGCCCGGCTGAGACAATGCCCGTGCCGTACCCGCCATCGATGAAGACCGCGTCCGCCTTCTCCTCGTCCTCCAGGTTGGCAAGGATGTTGGCCACCTGGACATCATTATCGTTTTTAGGCATGACCCGGAGGATGCGGAACGCCAGGCCCTGCCGCAGGCCGATAACCAACTCGTCATCGCCGGACCAGGCCGGGTCGCAGGTGAGGATTTTAGGCGCCCATGCGTACTGCTCCTCGCGCAGGTGCCGGCCATAGGCGGCATCCACATCCTCAACGGAAATAAACTGCTTGGCGCTCGTGCTAGGGAACATGCCGCGAACGCGGACCTTTACGAAGTCGGAATCGATACCGTAGTCCTCGATCCACTGCTGGAGCTGCGCCTTATTGGAGATAGCCACCTCGCGGCTGTCGATCTGCTTAGTCAACCAGCGGCGATGGAAGCGCCCGAAGCACTCCCGGAAGCGGCCTGTGTTGCGTGTCGGGTTGCCGAACGCGCACCATATAATCTCCGTGTCCTTATCAGTAAGGGCGCCCTCGGCAACCTCCCAGATTTTATCGTCGATAGCCGAAGCCTCGTCGAATATGAGCAGGACGCGCTTGCCATGGTTGTGTAAGCCCTGGAAGGCCTCGCTTCGCTCCTTGCTCCAGGGCTCGGCGTCTATGCGCCATGTCTTCTCGTGGGCCGGGTCGGAAGAATGGATTGACGTGGCCGTATACGTGAACCAATGGCTTGTGATTGAGAGTCTGTGCCACTTAGCCAGCTCGGCCCAGGTAGTTACGGAAAGCTGCATCGCGGTATTGGCTGTGACCTTACCGCGTGTGTCGGGGAATGTATCGAGCGCCCACTTGATGATCCAGGCCACCAAGGCAGTCTTGCCGATGCCGTGCCCGGATGCTATAGCGATTTGCACGGCCTCTTCCAGGGTTTTTATTCCTAGGCCGATAGCCTGCAGAACTTCCCGCTGCCAGGGCTGGGGGCCGGTGTATCCCGCAAGTTCTCCCTCGCCCCAGGGGTAGACAAACATCACGTGCCCGTATGGATCGTGGCGGAAGGAGGCTATGCGCTCAATAAGCTCATTTTCAAGCTTTGGATCGATTGTTTGCCTTGGGGGCCTCCTCACGACCTTCACTCCCCATAAAAATAGCCGCCCCGTTCAATCCCGGCCGGCGGCTTTCGTCCTTTGTGGGGCATTCTAGGGCCTCAGAAATTACGAAGGCCCAAAAGGTTAACCCATTATGTAAAGAACTGCTCATTAAAAAACATATGCCCAGCTATTTGCCTGAACATATGTTTAAGTCGTATAACATATATTACGTTAACTATCTGGTGGTTGTTGTTTTGCTCTTTCCCAGGCCTTACTCAACCGCTCTGCCAAGTCGCCCTTGAGGTTCAGGTCAACAGCATCCCGGAACATGCCGAGATGCTTGCCGATTAGTTCAGCCGCCCGGTTCGCGCCTTGGCTGTCGAACGTCCAGACCCCTTCTCCCTCTTCATTAGTTGTCTGGACCATGCGTTTCTTCTCTTTGCTCCACGCCATAACGGGCTTTCGTTGCAGACAGCGTCGCAAGGTTTCCTCAAGCTGCTCCAAGACCCAATCCTGAGTAAGACGAGTACGAGCGGAACGAGCGGCGAGGGCTTTCTCTATCGCGCGCGAGATGTCAGGTTTTTTCAAGTTCTGCTCCCCGATTTGCCTTGCCGTCTTCGCCGAATAACCCGCCCTTATCGCCGCTTGAGTAGCGTTCAGGTCGATCAAATACTCCTCCACAAACCGCGCCTGTTTTGGCATTAACCCGTTTTCGTCCCGCATCGCGATCACCCCCCTTACCCAGTACCGTATTAACTATACCCCGTAGGGTTTAACAAGGGCAAATAAAAAACCTACAGCTCATTGAGGTTATATGTTTTCACAGGGCCGGAAAGGCAAGCATCTCTTGTCCAGCCGGAGATTATCCGCTTCTTTTCATGAATTTTCACATGTTGGCTCTTAGACACAATCTGCAAATTATCGGGGCTGTTATCCCATTTATCCCCGTTTTTATGATGAACGTATTCACCCGGCCGTAAACGCCGCCCTAATTTTTCCTCCGTGGCGATGATGTGCTCGTGCATCCAGTGATGCCGCCTCTTTAGTCTCGGATGCTCTTTCACCCACCGCCAAACGTAGCCGTCATCTCCAAGTTTACGCCTTATGCCGTTTTCGTCAGTGACTACCTTGTTTAGTGCAAAGCGCTCCGCTTGAATGATCGCCACTAAAACCCCTCCCCGTCTAAACGGTTTGTTTTAGAGCATGAAAAAAGCCCGCTGCCAAGATCACTTTCGGCCCGGGCTTTATTGTTTTGTTATCCTCACAGACTTTTGGTTGATTTTATCTTAGCGCAAAAGATCACCCCTTGTCAAGCCCCACCCCCGTAAGTCCCATCCCTGTCCCGCCTAAAAATTTCCTATACACAAATGGATAGATATTCATTATAGAAATATCTTGACAGGTTGGCTTGAGTATGTTAAGATGTGATCAGATAGACAAGCACCTTGACAACCTCCCCAACCCCCCGGCGATACCTCCCGACGGCCAGCCGATGAGCCGCACGCATGGGAGCGGGGATCGGGTAGTACATAGCCCCTCGGGGGATACCCCCTAGAGATGATGGCCCTGCAACGGGCCGAAAGGGGAAGATTAACGTGAAACCACGTAAACTTCGCGCCTTGCGCCGCATCATGGGCGCAGAGGAAATCGGCCAAATCTTTATCGAATGCCCAGAGGATCGCTGGACTGAAATCCTCCGCGCATGGCAAAATGCGGTTCGCGCAGGAGTCCCCGCGCCTAATTGCC